AAACTCGTACCGGCAAGAGCAGCCCGGCGCAGATTCAGCGGAGGGAGAGGATACGGAAGTTGGGGGGCGTGTACGAGGTGTGTCGCTCGGTGAGCGACGTTCATGCGGCAGTGGAGAAAGCGATGGTGGAGAGGTGAGCGCCAGGACAAACAGTGTCCTACCACTGGCGCGGTCATTGCCTCATTCCACGACCCTTGCACGACGGTTCCACGACTTTTCCCGAATGCGTTTTCATGATCGAATTCCTTCACACACCAGGTGCGCACTGTTATGCACAAATGAAGTTGTCCCGACGACGATTACGAGTCGCCGCCGGGACGTAACCTCGAATCGCACTACCGACTGGAGGTCCTTCGTGAATACGAACAAATGGAGTGTGCCGCAATGCGGCGCGCCGGTACAGGGTTTTTCTAGGCAAAAGCTACAGGTTGCGTCGTGAGGGCGGTCGAGCGGCAGCCGTGGGTGGAGCGGCGCTCCTCGGTACACGACGCGATGTGTGTAGGCATCGTGCGGTCGACTCCGGCGCTCATGTGGTTCTTTGGTCCAGGAGAACGCGACTCTATTTCCACCAAGCCGGAGATCGATGACGAGTTTCCGAAGTGTGGCAGGGTGCTCGTCGAGGCGGAATGCGGAACCGGGTTCTGTGACGTGCTCATCGAAAGCAAGAACAGGACTCGAGCCGGCGTCGTCGAGGTCGAGACCGTCGCGGCCAACACGGCGCGAAAGCTCGTGCTCGGCAAGGTTCCCAAGAAGGACGTCAAGGCGCACGTCCGAGAGACTCTGCTCTCAATGGGCATGCCGCGCGTCTGGACCGATGACGAAATGGACGCCTTCGTTGCGGCCAATTGGCTGCGGCACGTGCGGGGAGCGTGGGCGTTGACGGCCGATCAGAAGGGAAAGGCAGCGTAGTGTCAGAGCCGGCGATTCAACTTGAACGCGAGCGGCTTCAGCCGCGCGGGATCCCGACGCTCTACCGCTCGGTGATGTTTCGCAGCCGAAGCGAGGCACGATGGGCCGCGTTCTTCGACGAACTCGGGTGGCCATGGAGCTACGAACCCGTCGACCTCGACGGCTACATTCCAGACTTCGCGCTTCCGTTCGACGCCGGGACTCTGCTCGTCGAGGTCAAGGGTGCAGCCGACACGCTCGACGAGCTCCTGAAACACGAGCGGAAGATCGAGCGGTCGGGATGGGATCGAGAAGCACTGATCGTCGGCGCCATGCCGTGGGACGTCGACTCCGCGCAACCGCTTCTCGGTTGGTTCGGTGAGCGCGAGCGGATCGCGGGCTCGCTCGAGTACTCGTGGGGAGACGCCCGTCTCTTCGAGTGCATCTCGTGCGGGCGGGCATCGTTGCTCGCGGCGTGCGGATCGTGGCGGTGTCGGGTGTGCGGCGAAGGGATCGGAAACGAACACGTCGGAGCGGTGCTCTCGACCGTCGCGGCCAAGTGGGCGACGGCCAGCAATCGCGTGCAGTGGAAAGGACCGGGAGCGTGAGATTCGATCGGGAATCCTGGAGACGCCTCTTCCGTCAAGAGCCACTCGATCAACGGGGCTGGCCGCTCATCACCCGAGCGATCCGGGACCACCTCATCCGGTACCCCGAGGAGCTCGACGGCTACCTCCTGAGCGTGGGGGGACATCTAGGGGACACTGTCCCCGACGACGTCGCGCGGTCCAATTCGGAGCTCCGACCCATCGTGATCGACGCGCTCTGCAAGGCGCTCGGAGCGCACCCACATGAGCGCGAACTCGTCGGACAAGCGCTGGGGACACTCATGGGGGACAGGTACCTTGTCTCGGACGACACCGGACGGGTTTCGATCCGAAACTTCGAAGCCGCCCAGAAGTCTAAAGAGGCGAGAAAGAAGGCAAAACAGCGTGCCAAGAAGAAAGTGAAACCACCCGGGGACACTGGAGGGACACAACGGGGACAAACAGGGGACACGACAGGGGGACAAACAGGGGACCCTCGCGCACGCGGGGGCGCGTACGCCGGCGCGCGTACCGGCGCGCACGCGGGGAGACGAGACGAGACGAGACAAGACGAGACAACTACCGGGTCGTCGTCGCAGCAGACGGGGGACACCAAGGTGACGTGTCCTGTACCGCTTCCGCTCACGGACGAGTTCTTGCTGCGCTTGGAGGTCGACGTCGGAATCCCGAAACCAGTCGCGATCGCGAATCTGACGGCGTGGGCTCGACAGCAGGAATCAGATCCGGGCGACCGCCGCCCCGTGGCTACGTGGCTCAAGTGCGCGCGGGCCGCGGTGCTCGCGAAGTGGTCGGACGGATCGAAACGGACCGAGATGCGAAGACTGGCGAATCCCACGCCTGAGCCGCGCCAGGAAGCGCCGACGAAGGTCCGGACCTACGACGACGTGCAGCGTGACGAAGCCGCAGCAGAACGCGCCAGGAGGGCCCAAGCGTGAGCGACCATGCCCGAGAGGTCCGATACGCGCTCGCCGATCCGGCGAAGCTCTGCGCGGCGCTCGGGCTCACCGAGGGGTCGAAGCGTCAGGCCCGAGGACTCCTGATCCGGTGCCCGTTCCACGGTGATCGTGACCCATCGTGCAGCGTGACGGTCGGGCCCGACGGAACGATCCGCGTGAAGTGCTTCTCGTGCGACGTCGGGACCGACGCGCTCGGACTCATCGCCCAGAACCTCGGCGTCTCGACTACGCGGGACTTCCGCGAGGTACTCGCCGAGGGCGCACGGATCGCCGGGCTGCTCGAGCTCGAGGCGGAGATCCGAGACGGCAGGGCGCGACCCGATAGAACGCGCGCGTCGGCGCCGGCACCACGGCCGGAAGCCACCTACCCAGACGTCGGCGAGGTACTGGAAGCTTGGCGGCTCGGGCTCATGCCAGGCGACGACGCCGAAACGTCCCGCTACCTCGTCGCCCGGAAGCTCGATCCCGTGGCGATCGGCGAGCGCGGACTCGCTCGCGTGCTCATGCCGCCGGCGCCGCAGTGGGCGCGCCAGCAAGGTCGGACATGGATCGAGTCGGGACACCGGCTCATCGTGCGGGTCTTCGATGCCCAGGGTCGACCGCGGAGCGTACGCGCCGTCCTCGTGCGGGACGGTGAAGGTCCGAAGCGGCTACCTCCTGCCGGAAAGAAAGCCGCTGGGCTCTGCCTCGTGAACGCCGCAGCGTGCGCGATGCTCAAGGGACGAGAGAGCCCCGGGCGGATCGTGATCGTCGAAGGTGAGCCCGACTTCCTGACATGGGGCACACTCACGGAAGAACCGATCATTGGTCTCGTCTCGGGCGCGTGGTGCACGGAGTTCGCGGCGGCAGTCCCGCGCGGGTGTCGGGTCGTCATTCGGACCCACGAGGACGACGCGGGCGAGCGTTACGCCAAGGAAGTGATCGACAGTCTCGAGGGTCGTTACTGCACGTTTCGACGTGTCACATCGGAGGCCGCTTGAGCAAAGCTCAGGACGAGAACGATAAGAAGAAAGCGAACACGCTTTCCAGCGATCCCGAGGCAGGCACGAAGCCGGCGGCCGTCGATCCGAAGGCGCCGCGCGTGCTCACCGTCAGACAGATCCTCGAGTCGGCGGTGGCGCGGTCGAAGAAAGAATCGGGCGAGACGCCATGCACCACGGGCCACTACCAGCTCGATGATGCGACCGGTGGGATCCGGCGCGGCAAAGGTTGGGTGTTCGCGGCCGAGACGTCGTGGGGCAAGTCATCGTGGCTCGTGGCCGTCGCAGACGAGAACCTGCTGCTCGGAAAGCGCGTCATGATCGTGACGAGCGAGGACGACGAGGACACCTACGGATCCCGCCTACTCGCGCGCCGGTCGCAGGTGTCGGCGCGTCAGATCCGGAAAGGCGAATACGGATCCTACGAGGACGAAGTCATCGAGAAGACGCTGCGCGATGCCGAGAACGAACCCGTCTACCTCGACGCCCGCGGACACACCGCCGAGTGGACGGCCAAGCAGGTCGACAAGCTCATGGTCGACGAGAACATCGACCTCGTCGCGTTCGACTACCTGCAGGAGTGGACCGCGCACCGCGACCAGGAGAATCACAGGCTGACCGTCAAATACATCGCGGCGCTGCTACGGAAGACCGTGAAGATCCGGCAACGCGCATCGATCATCTTCTCGCAGGTCACGCTCGACGCGACCACGAAGGGGGCCACACCGAACCGCAACATGATCCGCGACTGCCGGGACGTCGCGAACGCCGCGGAGGTCATCCTGCTTGGCTACACGCCCGTCGATGCCGTCATGGACGGCGACCGCGTGCTGGTGCCAGCGGGCGCGAAGGCCGTATGGGTCGACAAGGTGAAAGATGGACCGAAAGGGTTCGCGGTCCTCATGGACTGGGACGAGACGACCGCGAGCTTTCGATCGGTGCGCAAGACGACCACTAACGACGACGGACGGTACGGCACATGACGAAACCGAAGGAGCACCCGGGGCAGAAGAGCCTCGACGAGCAGTGGAAGCAAACGCCGGATCAATCATGGCTGTGAAAAAAAAGGAAAAACCAATGAGCATCAAACTGGGAAGCAAAGTCAAAGACGTGGTGAGCGGGTTCAGCGGCGTCGCGATCGGACGCTGCGAATACATTACCGGCTGCACGCAGTACGGCGTCGCGCCGGGGATCGACAAGGATGGCAAGATCCGGGAATCGCAATGGATCGATGAAAGCCGCCTCGTCGTGACGGCTGCGCCCTCGAAAGAGATCGCGAGGATCAGCAATCAGCCGATGGTCGCGAACGGCGGGCCGCAGAGCGACGCGCCGAGAGGTCGCATCTAGAAACAGAAAAGCCCCCGCTCGCGCAGAGGCTTCTCGACGGTCTTGGCGGCCCGTTAGGAAGAAGTCGTACCGCAATGTCACTAGCCACGCAACTCGACGACGTGACGGGTCCGCCGTCGACACCGCCCCCGCCGATCGAACCCGCCGACGGCGACGCAGCCGAGAAGCGACTCGTCGAAGAGATCGCGCGAGGCCCCGACACCGTCGTCGACGACCCATCGAACTACGTCGCGATGTGCGAAGCGGCGTTCCGTGAGCGGCAGTTCTCGAGGCCGTGCCCATCGTGCAAGGGCTTGGGCTCGCGCAACGTGCACCCGAAGCGCCTGAAGCAGCAGAACAGGCAGCTCGCGAAAGCGCGGGACCCCGCGGAGCTCGCGAACCTTCGGAAGAAGTTCCGCGAGGAGTCCACATGTCACGTGTGTGCGGGTACGGGCTTTCGCGAGGCTCCGGATCGGCGCACCGGCGTGCAGCGGACGCTGTGCGATGACTGCCGCGGCGTCGGCGAGCTCGGCGGTGACACCTGCCCGACCTGCCGCGGCGTCGGTGACGTTTGCCTCGGGCGGCTCGTCTGGTGGGTCACGGCCTCGTGTCCGCGCTGCCAGGGCTCGGGAGAGTTCTTCGACGAGGACGCCGAGGACGTGTGTCCGCTGTGCAAGGGCGAGGCCGCCAACGTTCCGATCACTGTGTTTCCGAAGGGCTCCAGCAAACACGGGTTCGGGCCCGACGTCGGCGCGATGCCCGCGGACACGCGCACGGCGGCCGGCAAGGCGCTCGACCCCGCCGAGCAGCGCGACACCGCGATTCTCGATGCCTTTGAACGCGTACGGGAAGTGCGCCCCGATCTCGCCAGCACGCTCGCGAAGTACCGCGGACCGCTCGGCAATCGGTGGGGACACGGCCACCCATACGGCCGCGGGTTCGTGCTCTGGACCGACGTGCCGTCCGGCAAGGCGGTCCTGGCGCGCGCGCCCGAGCATCTACGACGCGAGTACGGCGCGCGTCCGCTCGAACTCCTCGCCGTCATGCGCGACCACGAGGACCGAGCGAAGTCCAAGAACATGCTGCTCGGCGCGCTTTTCACGCGCGCAGATCGGGAGGTCCGGGTGCTCATCGACGAGGCGCGAAGAGCTCTCGGAGAGGCGGCGCGATGAACGAGGTCCCGCCGTACCCAACGGCCGCACAGGTCGGCCGAGCCTGCTGCATGACCACGATCCGGGCGAAACGAATGCTCCAAAGAGCCGGCATCGCGGAGAAACTCGGCACGCATTGGGTGGTCAACTGGACCACGCTCCGCGAACGACTCCCAGAGGTCGCTCGGCGCGTTTTTGACTACTTCGTCCTAAGTGACAGAAACGATCACAGGCGATCAGAAACGATCACAGGCGATCGGTAGTTTTTCACTCATAGACTCTGAGGGGGTCGCGCGCGATTCCCAGAGAACGAGATCCGAAATGTGGGCAGAGGGAGACCTGCGTCTCCAAGTGCTCGACGAGTTCCGAGCGTGCCGAACGGCCGCCGGGTGCGTCAGCGAGAGAAGCGATGGCAAGGCCGACGAAGTGGACGAAGGCGATGCAAGACGACATCGTGGCCGATACGCGAAAGGGCGTCCGGCCGGAAGTCGCTGCGGGAGCCCGGGGAATCGTTCGCTCAACGTACTTCGAGTGGATGGCAGCGGGCACTGATGGCGGAGCCGGGGTTGCCGGTTTCCGGACTGCGATCGATCGCGCGAGAGACGACTGGGAGAGGCAAGCGACAGAGGCCGTACTGGCCGGTGATGAAAAAGGCGCCAGCTTCGGTCCAGCGAAGGCAACGCTCGAGGTTCTCTCGAGGAGGCTTCCTCGCCAATGGGCGCAGCAAGTCAAGCACCACGTCGAGACCGTGGAGGACGAATTCTTCTCGGCGCTCGATGAGATAGCCGCGGATCCGAATGTCCTCGCCAGGATACTTGAGACGAAAGATCTCCGCGTCTTCGTCGTCGCTTTCTGTGAGGTCCTCGCTCGCCGAGAAAGCGAAGGCGAAACTCCGGTCGATTCAGGCGGACGAGCAATCGAGCCGATGCACTGAAATCCCTGGCCTGGTCGAATGGGTCGCGATCAAGTGGCCCGAGTTCGAGCGGTTCGACTACTTCGCACCGTATGCCGAGGGGCTTGAGACAGCGATCGGCGGAAACCTCCGGCTTGCGTTCGCGGCGCCGCCGCAACACGGCAAAACAGAATTCACGCTGCGCGCGTTCCTCTGGTGGGCAACGTTCTACCCGGGCAAGCGCAACGCTTACGTCACGTACAATCAGGACCGCGCCCATTGGGTCGCGAAAGAGTTTCGCCGGATCGCGGAGCACGCCGGGTTCCACGTTACCGGGACGCTCACGGAGCTCGTTATCAACGGCTCGACGCGGGTCCTTTTCACGTCGATCAACGGCAAGATCACGGGCTACACGATCGACGGCGTTTGCGTCATCGACGACCCGATTCGGGATCACAAGCAAGCTCGCTCTCCGACCGTTCGGAACGATACGGTGAGTTGGTGGAGACAGGGCGCTCGAACTCGTCGTCATCCAGGGACGAGCTACGTCGTCATGGCCACCAGGTGGCACGTCGACGACCTCACCGGCTACCTCACCAAACACGAGGGGTGGCGGTACATAAATCTCACGGCGATCGCAACGGCGAACGACAACGACGATCTGGATGCCGAGGGGCGACTCAAAAGCGATCCGCTTCACCGATTCCCGGGTGAGTCTCTCACCAAGTTCAAACCGCCCGAATTCTTCGCCGCGGAGCGCAAGGATCGTTTCGTCTGGCTCGCGATGTACCAGGGAGAGCCGCCGAGCTCGAGCGGTCGAGTCTTTGCCGAGCCAGGTACGACCGATGAGGCCGGCGAGCCGCGCGGGGCCGCATTCTATTCGGAGCTCCCGAAGGATGGGTACCGGGTCGCGTTTGGACTCGACCTGGCCTGCACGGCGAAAACGTCTGCCGACTGGTCCGTAAGCGTCGAATGTTGGGCGGTCGGCAAACGGCTCTACGTCGTCGACGTGCAGCGCAAGCAGGTCGAAGCGACCGAATTCGCGCTCGTGCTCAAGGAGCAACGGTCCCGGCGGCCCGATGCTCCCATGCGTTGGTATGCCGCGGGACCCGAGAAGATGGCCGCGCAGTTTCTTGCGCGCGCCGGCATCAAGATCAAAGTTTTCACCGCGGTTGCCGAAAAGAAGGTCCGCGCGATGGGTGCGTCGGCCGCGTGGAATCGCGGCGATATTCTCATTCCGGACCCGCAAGCGGAGATCCGGATTCCAGGCACCGAGCGCTATGTGCGCGGCGAGTGGCTGCCGCCCTTTCTCGACGTAGTCACGAATTTTACGGGTGACCCGGGAGGCAGAGACGACGACGTCGACGCACTCGCGGCCGGCTTCGACCAGCTCATGAAGAAGAACCCGATGCTCGAGGCGCTCGAGCGCGTCTCTGGGCACGGTTCAACATGAGACCTCGACTTCGAGACGCACTCGCCACCGTCACGGGCCACGGCCTCTCGAACATCGTTCGCGCGGTCCAGAGCCGGTTTGACTCGTGGGAGAACGACGTCACCGGGTTCGGGACCGACCGCGACAAGACGACGTACACGGCCTTCGCCGGCGTACAGTACCTCCCCGACCAATCGCTCGCGGCCATCTACCACGGCGACGACCTTGCCCAGCGCATGGTCGACATCGTGCCGGACGAGATGCTCCGGGAAGGCTTCACGGTCGACCTCGGGGACCCTAAGCAAAACTCGGCGCTCGCCGACGACCTCGAAGCGCTCTCGGTTCGTGAGAAGTTCGCGAACGGGATCCGCTGGGGCCGGCTCTTCGGTGTCGGAGGTCTCTTCGTCGATGCGGATGACGGGCGCTCGGCCTCTATGCCGCTGCTCCCAGAGCGCGCGCGCGGCGTGCGCTCACTGCAAGAGTTCGACAAGCGGCTCCTCTGGCCGCTCACGTTCTACACCGAAGCGGGTCACCCGAAGCTCGGGCAGCCCGAAACGTTCATCCTGACGTCGCCCTCGCTCAATGCGGGCTACGTGGTGGTTCACGAGTCGCGGCTGATCCTGTTCGGCGGCGCGACGACTGGCCTCTGGGAGAAAGCCGTCAACTTCGGCTTCGACCGGTCCGTTCTGCAGCGCGCCTTCGAATCACTCCGGGCATTCAATACCGGGTGGAAGGCCGTAGAGATCCTGCTCTCGGACGGTAACCAAGCCGTCTTCAAGATGCAGGGCCTCGCGGAAGGCATCGGAGCGAACGGCGCCGATCTGATGCGAGCGCGCATGCAGGTCATGGACATGTATCGGTCCGTCATGCGCGCGATCGTGGTTGACGCCGGCGACCCCGAGACGAAGGGCGGCGCCGAGGACTTCGTCCGCCAGAACGTCACCCTCACCGACTACCCCGCGACGCTCGACCGCTTCATGCTGCGGCTCGCGGCCGCCGTGCAGATCCCCGCGACGATTCTCTACGGGCAGTCGCCCGCGGGAATGAACGCGACGGGCGAATCCGACTTCCGCTGGTTCTACGACCGCATTCGTGCTCAGCAGAATCTCACGCTCGCCCCGCGCATTCGCCGGCTCGTGCGGATCATGCTGAAGACGAAGGCGCTCTCTGGGCAGCGCGACGTCGACGCCATCAAGATCCAGTTTCCGAGCCTGTGGAAGGAAACGCCGACTGCCGATGCGCAGCGGAAGAAGACCATCGCGGAAACGGACTCCATTCGCATCCTGTCCGGCGAGCTCCTCCCCGAAGAGGTCGCGCTCGTCCGCTCGCAGCCCGACGGATGGGACCTCGACATCCAGCTGACCGACGAGGGTAAGAAGGCCCGCGAAGCCATCTTGAAAGCGGTCGGCGAGGACGACGGCGGCGCCGCCACGGTGCAGCTCGCGCCCACCGACATCGCCAAGGTCATCACGGTCAACGAAGCGCGAAAGTCGCAGGGACTCGGACCATTGCTACTAGCAGGCGGACCACCCGACCCCGACGGAGAACTCACCGTCGAGGCGTTCACGGCCAAGAATGCTGCGCCGCCTCCGGGCGTGCCGAGCAAGTTCGGCGCACCGGCACCGGCGGAGGAATTCGGAGCCCCGGGCCGCTTCGATGCGACGGACGAGATCCTCGACCATATGCGCGATTGGCCGCGCACGGTTATCGCCGGCGGCCCTCGCACCGGAAAGTCGATACTCGCGGCTCGTGCCAGTGAGCGGTACGGGCGAGAGGTAAGAAGCACCGACGCGCTTGTCGGAAAGAAGACGTGGAGCGATTCGTCGTCGACGGTTTCTCACTGGTTCGATAACACCGGAGACTGGATCGTCGAGGGCACCACGGCGCCGCGTGCGCTACGGAAATGGCTCAAGGCATTGCCTGCGGATCTGATCATTCCAGATATAGCGGTCATCTATCTCCAGCAACCGCTGGCGCATCAGTCGAGCGACCAACGAACCATGGCGCAGGGCTGCGACAAGGTCTGGAAAGAAATCAAGCCCGAG